CCCCCCAACAACAACCCGCCCCGTCGACGTACCCCGCGCCCCCGGCGCGGTATAGTATTACAATCCACAACCCGACCGGGGGCGGACCCCCGCCCCCGATCACAACCGGACCAAAAAAATGGAAATATTTGTCCTCGTAACTGTCTTCGTCGTCTTCGGCCTTGGATCGATCGCGACGTTTTTCACAGACGACGAATCCGTCCGCCCTGAACCCCCGACCCCTAACCGGACCGAAAAATGAAAAAACAGCTTGTCCAAATCCGACTAACCGCGGAACAAGTCGCCGCGGCGCAATCCGCCGGGGTCGGAAACCTGTCCGCGGGAATCCGCGTCGCCCTGGACACGGTCCGCGATTGCCAAATTGCTATCGATTGCGTTTCGTCCCCGGCGGACCGGTTGGCAATGATCGAACGCGCGATCGCTGCGGCGACCCCCGACGCGCGCTGGTAGCGCCCCCCCGACGGTCCGGGCGGACCTAATACCGCCCCCAACCCCTAAAAGCGCCGGGAAACCCCTTAAAACGGCTTCCCGGCGCTTTTTTGTCTATTATCCGCGGGAATATTTCGCAACGCGAAAACATTCGACCGGGCGGAACTGGCGATCCGGGAATCCGGTCGGATTGTACGGAATGGCATTGTCCGACATCCTGTCCGCAAAACTGGCGAAGGTCCAAGCGCGAATCGCGGAAATTGAAGTCGAATACCCGAAAATGATTCGACTAAAATCATATAGTCGCGGTTTTGGTGTGGCGTCGACGACCTATCAAGACTTCGGACCAATGTCGAAGGAATATTCGTCATTACTGGACGCCGAAGAAGAACTACAACTTAGAATCGACGAACTAACCGACGCCGCGTCCGGCGGGACTTACCTTGTTTCGACGCGCGGGATAAGTGCATGATATGACGACCGCCGACCTAACCCGATTCGACCGGCTACTTTTACGCCTGGGGTTTGTTGACACGGTCCACCGTCGCGCCGCGTCGCGGATAAATTTCCGGCGATACCTGGACTCCGCCGTCGATAATCGACTGACGGGGGGTTGGGGAAAAATCGCGACGGCGTCGAACCACGATATTTTCGAATCCGACGGACGGAAGTCCGCCCAACGCGCGCGTTGGTTAGTCGCAAACGACGCATACGCGCGCGCCGCCGCGAATGCCTTAGTCGACGGGACGGTCGGAACTGGGATCACGGTCGCCCCGAAAATATCTTATCGGTCCGGTTCGGACGCGACGTCGACGACCGCGAATCAATTACAAAACGCCGCGGTCGGCGATTTGCGGGACCGCTGGAACGACGAAGCGGACGCAACCGGGGCGGTCGGGTTCGACGAAATGTCGGCGCTATGGTTTTCGGAAGTCGTCGTCGAAGGGGAAGCGTTTTTACACCGTCGACAACTGGTCGACGACTTCCGCGCGGGTCGTCGCGTTTTGCCCTTGGCCTACGAATTTATCCAACCCGCACAACTGGCGGAATATCGTTCGACCCCCGCGTCCGGTAACGACGTAATTTCGGGAATCGAATTCGACAAGACCGGACGCCGCGTCGCCTATCATGTAGAAACGGGATTGGCGCGGACGAAAATCCAACGCATACCGGCGGCGGATATGATTCATTCGTTTAGAATGGATATGCCCGGAATGTTTCGGGGGATTACATGGTTCGCGCCGATAATCCCGGACCTTTCCTATTTGCGCGAAGTCAAAGAATACGCGCTTGTATCGCGCAAGGTACAACAAGCGATTGCGCTTGTTATCAGTCGGAAACCCGGCGCGCGGACGCCTTCGCTAATCGGAAACGCGGTCGCGTCCGGGGCGGATTCGACGAACGCGGCGGGGGACGTTTTGGGATTCCTGGAACCGGGCGCGATCCACAACGCCGGGGAAGGCGAAGTACATTCGCACAACCCGTCCCAATCTAACGACCTGGACGCGTTAACGCGTCTTGTCCTGCGGTCGATCGCTATCGGAATCGGCATTTCCTACGAACGATTGTCCGGCGATTACGAACGGACAAATTTCGCCGGGGGGCGATTATCGGACCAAAACACGCGCCGCCGCCTAGACTGGACGCATTCGTTCGCGGTTAATCGTTTGTCCCGTCCTGTCCACCGGGAATTTATCGACTCCGCGATCGCCGTCGGCGCAATCCCCCAACCCCCCGCGGCGGCTTATCCCTACGCGGCGGCGTATTCGCGACCCCGATCGATTGGCGGGGTTAATCCTTTGCAGGACACGCGCGCCGCGATTATGGCGATAGACAACGGGATTTCGACAATAAAGGAACAAGTCGAAAGTAAGGGGGGCAACTGGCGCGAATACCTGGAACAAGTCCGCGACGAAATCGACTTCGCGTCGGCGCTCGACTTGTCGGTCCACCCGAAGTTACAGGGCATCGACCCGGACGCCCCCGCAATAATCGCGGACGATACCGAAGAAGAACAACGCGCGGACGAAGCGTTGCGTCTAATTAGTTAAACGGGGGAACAAATGCCGAAAACCAAATCCGAAAAACGTCGCGCCCGTCGCCGACAGATTGCGCGCGCGAAACAAACCGCGACGATTCATGTCGACCCGGCGCGAACCGCCGACGCCGTCGGGGTTTTAAATTACCGCGCGGACGCGCCGTTGCGTCCGTCCACGTTGGACACCGACGCGCGAACCGTCGACGCGGTCCTGGCGACGGAACGTCCGGTCCGTATGTTCGATACGTCGCGCTGGGAACCGGTCGACGATTTAACCATTATGGACGGCGTCGACCTGTCCCGCGTTGCCGCGGCCGGGGGGCGCGTCCCGTTACTGAATTCGCACAAGTCCGAAGGAACCGAATTTCAGCTTGGGTCGGTCGATCGTATCCGGGTCGACGGGGATCAACTTATCGGGCGGATTACGTTTTCGACGACCGCGGACGACGCGTGGACTTTGGTAACGGAAGGACATTTGTCCGGCGTTTCTATCGGATACGAAGAACGCGCGATCTCATTCGTTGAACCCGGCGAATCGGCGACGATCGCCGGACGGGAATTTTCCGCAGCGGACGTACCGTTACGGATCGCTAAGACTTGGACGCTATTTGAAGCGTCCTTAACGCCTATACAGGCAGACATCGACGCGCAACTGCGCGCACACAAAACAGACAACCAACACCAAAAGCAAAAACAAAGGGGCGAAAAAATGAACGCAAACGTTCACAAACTTTTAACCGACAACGGTATGGACGAATCTTTTTCGGGCGACCTGGCGCGCGCCTTCGCGACCGGCGCGGGAATTGATCCGGATATGTCCCCCGCGGACGTTGTAACCTTCCGCGCGGCTAACGATCAAACCGAAACGACACCGTCACCGACCGCCGTCGTCGATACCGGCGCAATCAAAAACGCCGCAGTCGCAGACGAACGCGATCGTATCCGGGAAATTCGCGCCGCGTTCGCGCCGTTCGAATCGATGCCGGGAATGTCTACGGTCCGCGACGAATGCGTTTCGTCCGACGTAACCGTCGACGTCGCTCGCGCCAAAATGTTGGACGTCCTGGCGACCAACGACAAACCGTCGGCAACGATCCGCGTAGACGAAGCGGATCACCGTCGCGCGAACATGGTCGCGAAAATCCAAAAGCGTACCGGGCGGACCCTGTCCGACGAAGACGAACACCGCGCCGCGAAGGTCGACTGTCGTTCGCTGTTCGACCTTGCGGAATCATGCGTCCGTAATGCCGGTCTATCGACGACCGGATCGCGACAGGAAATTGTTGGTCGCGCTTTTACTGCGACGGGCGACTTTCCGTATATCCTGGAAAATTCAATCGCGAAAACACTTCGGGCCGCGTATGATAGTTCCCCGGTTCAATGGTCGACCTGGACCGCGCGCGGTTCGGCGTCGGATTTTAAGACCGCGACCGTCGCCGCCCTGTCCGAATCGGGGATAATGTCCGAAGTCCCCGAAGGGGCGGAATTCCCGGCATACGCGGCAAGCGAAGAAAAGGAAAGTATCCAACTGAAAACGTATGGAAAAATCCTGTCGATTACGCGGCAAGCGATAGTCAACGACGATCTGTCCGCATTCGATCGCATTCCAACGATGCACGGTCGCGCCTGGGCGCGGACGATTAATCAACTCGCGGTCCAAGTCCTGCTATCAAATGCGGCACTAACGGACACGGTCGCACTGTTCCATGCGTCGCACAATAACCTAGACGCGGCAACGACTGCGGTAACGACAAAGGCGACCGCCGAAGCGGTTATTCGGGCGCTTGAATTGCTTATGATGCAACAAACGGACGTCGACGGCGCGTCTTATTTGAACCTGTCGCCTGCGGTTATCGTCACGGGTCCGACCTTGAAGAACTATTACATTCAAGCGTTGGCGGAAACCGACCGCGCCGACAACAATCGCGCGGTCGATATTGCCCAAATGGGGATAACGCTGGTAGCCGAACCGGAAATCGAAAATACGACGCTAACGGGGGCGGCTGCAAATCTTACCTTTGCATTCGCGAATCCGTCGGACGCGCCGGTCGTCGAAGTTCGTTTCCTTGACGGCAACGACGCGCCCCGGCTGGAACAGGAAACCGGATTCGCCGTCGACGGCGTTCGTTACAAGGTCGCTGGCGACGTTGCCGCGGCTGCGATCGACTATCGCGGCGCGACGAAGCACGTTAACTAATCTAACCCCAAAACAGGGAACCCAAAAGAAATGAAAAACTATGAAAAATCATTGGAAACGATCGACTACGCGAACGGGGTAACCGCGCGTTCGTCGGGTGACTTCGTTCTTATTTCTGGCGTTGTCGG